ACTCTTCAAACCTTTCAGTCGCACCTTTTATGATGTCGGCTTCTTTGTTAGAATCACCCTTTTTAGGTCTTTCGCTTTTCTCTGTTTTCTTTTCTTCGTATTGTGTCGCTTCCATTTAGTGTACCCTTTTCGACTACATAATTTGATTTACAATATAACCTTTTTTATTTAATTATTCTAGTAAGCCTTTCTTTAAAACCTCTCGTTTGGATCTTGTCCCATTAGTTGGCTTGCTAAAAAACCTGCTCCTGCACCAGCTAACACGTTTGCTGAGTTTTTCTTTCTGGGATCAAATTTAGCAAACTTAGAACGTATGTTTTTTGGGTTAAACATCATAAGATTCTCAACCCCTCCCTCCATCAGTTTAGTCCCATCATACCCAAGCTCTTTCAATGCTTGCTGTACGATTTCCTGCTCAATTTTATGTGCATCGCCCCTCGCCACACCACCTTCGAGTACATCCCTAGCATAAGGATAATAGCTAACTGCATCGGTGTATGGGTTAGCTTTCGCATGAGCATTTAACTCATCCATCTTGGCAAGAACTGCACTCACCTCATCTTGATTGTTAGCATTAAATATCTTACCTTTAGCATAAACGGGGGCAATGGGACCAGTGCCGTAAGTAAACTGCTCTGCGAACTCTGGGTCAGATGAGTAAAACGAATCTTTCTTACTACGCTTATAATCTTTGTCTGTTCCTCTGTACCATGTTTTATCTACATCAAACCCCATATCCTTAGCCCTTCCCATTCTTAACGATTCATCTAAGCCTTTTGCTAAGTCTCCAATCGGTTGATCGTTGCGTTCTAATATCTTTGCAATATCATCTGTGAATGAAACAAAGTTTGATGCTCCTTTGCCACCTTGTCTAGAACCCTGCTCTCCTCGCATCATATTAGTTAATTTTTTATGTGCTTTTCTAGCTGTCCGTTCCCCTGAATGAGTCATTCGCCCCATTTGCATATGTGGGTTTTCTTTCATGAATTCTGTCAACAATTCTGTTCCTATTGAATCCCCATGAAAACGCCTTGGCCCTTTTGGGTTAAGAAACACACCAACCGATCCAAACTCATTAGAGGCATGACCAATAGGCTCTCCATTAAAAAAGGCAGTGATCGTTTGATCTTCAACAGGTAAGCCTTTTGCTTTTATTTCTGAATCTGACAAGGACAGTGCCAAACCGTCATCTCCCCTAGCAACCTTCTCGTTGGGTCCATCACCGATCATCTTTGTATACGAATTCTTTATGCCAGACTTTCTGAACTCAACTTGTCCCTGTGGGATATCAATGGTTTTTATTAACTGTGGGTTTGCCTTTATCTCTGTTCCCCACCAATCTGTTTCGTCATAAGCCCCAATAGGGATAGTTCCTGTTTTATGAGTTTTTATAAACTCGTTCTCTGTTAATTGCATAGGGTCTTTCCCCCCATACCATTTCTTTTTGCTAAGAGGCATTTTCTTTAACATTCCAGCCAACCCACCCGTATCCATAGCTGGAAGATAATTACCTAAACCCTCCATTAGTTCAGCTTTTGGTGTATTGTCGATTGCTTGCCGTACATCATCGTTTAAGGCTGGACTCGATCTACTCCATGCTTCTGGGCCAGTAACATCATCATAGAACTGTAACGCTTTGCCAATGAAAGGAACATCCCTCATACGGTGAGCATCATACGACATTCGATTAGAGTCCCACTTGCGTTCATCTAGTCGTTGCCGTCTTAATGGGCTATTTCTTAACATATCTGCTAAATTCATTAGCTGAACATTCTAGCTAGAGATCCAAGACCACCACTTTTGCCACCACCCTTACCAGATGGGAGCAATTCATCAATACCTCTAGCACCATCAAAAGCTGATCCGATATCGAGATTATCGTAGCTTGTGTTACCATTCCCACCATCTCCACCCATTGAACTGTCGTTAGGGTCACCACTAAGCGTTTTTATAGCAGGAACAAGTTTCATCAAGAGGTCAGCAAAATCCCCAACTGAATCAGCCGTATTCCCTAGTGATGAGCTATCATCAGAATCTTCGGCACTCATTAACCCAATATAACCCAACCCATCTAACTCATCCCAACCCATTTTTTTTCTTTTAGCCATTATGCAAAATCCTCATTTGTTTGCTTGCTTTGATAACTTTAATTCATATTCAAGATCGTCCATTATTACTTTAAGCTGATGATATTCGTTTTTCAAACGCACCATACTTCTGCCTGTTTGAGATACAGCTTCCTCAAGCTTTGTCTGTATATCTTTCGTGTCGAGTTCTCTTATCTGGTTCCATGTTTCCAATTTATCAATAAGGCTCATCCTAGCCATCCAGTAGCTGCCCGTGGAGTTAATCGTTTCCTAGCAGTAGTTGGTCTTTGCACCAACTTAGGAAACAAATGAGTGAATCCCCAAACAAGTGCGTCTACTCTATCGGGTGAGCCTTCTCCTGCATAACCTCCTGCCACCATCTGGCACATTTGATCTTCTAACTCTGGGAACGTACCTACATGACTGATACGGCCTAAACTATAAAGAGAGCTGATTGGCTCTGCCCGAACATGCTTGCCTCGTGTTGCCCTAACTTCCACGATTGGCAAACCGGGTTCAACACTTGTAAGCGTATTTCTACACATATCGCCCCCTTGATTAACCTCAATTACCACTGAGTCAGAATCCCATTTATGAAATATACTCACAGCCCGATTAGCCCATTGAGATGGTGTACCTTTTAGAGATACATCATCAAGCACATAACCACGCCCATCAGAGCCAATACCCACAACAACAATCCCATGCTCGTTAGATTTCTCTTCAGACGAAATTGCTGGATCAATGCTGACAACGATCCTGCCCATCTCTGGCACTTCTTGACGCCTGTTCTGATGAAACGTCTGACGGTCCCAAATTGCACCCACCGCAGTAGGTTCATATTCCCCCATCCAGATATGGCTGTACCTATCTCTCTTAGTTTCCTTGTCAAATATTCTTTCATCGTTTAGCTCGTTAGGAAAAAATTTGTTAGAATTATAGTTAACTTTCTTAATGATTGCATTTTTTGGAGTGACTTCACCCCTAAACAACTTATCAACTGGATCATTAGCGTTTCTTGGATTCCAACTAAACCATAACTGACTCCCCGGTTGTCTAATCGTTGGTATCAATACCTCTAATGATCGTTGTGAAATAGTTTGAGCTTCTTCAATCCAACACCTGTCAATACCTTCCATTGATTTAATCTGATCTGTAGTCATTGCCCCAAGGCCAGCAAATAAAAACACCGTGCCATTAGCTCCCCTGATTTCATTCTGCAAAGATGTGTAATGATCCTGCAATCCTAGTATCTCGATCTGATCGTCTAACAATAACTTAACTGAATCTTTAATAGATCGTTGAACCTCTCGACCACATAGAATCCTTAATTTCTTTTCATAGCCCTCACACAGTAAAGCTTTTGCAAATGAATGAGACTTTGCTGAACCTCGACCCCCAAAATAAGCTTTATACCTACAAGGTTTATATAGATCCATGAAAGGCTCAGGGATCTCAACATCAACTTCTTCAGTTAAAATCTGTGTCATCTTCGCCTTCAGGCACAACGCCTATAATGTTTAAAACCTTAATAGGTTTCTCTCCACCACTAACCTCTAGCTTATCCTTGAACAATCCTAAACTCTTGCCCAACATCTCTGATGCTTTAATTTGGTCTAGTCTTTTAATTGATTGCCATCCAGTACCATCTGCTGCAAATTGGCTTTTCATCTCACTTACACAACGCTTGGCCCTTGCTGTCATTCCAGAAAAAGACTTTGGTATAAACGTACCGTCTGGACCCTGATCAAACATTTCATCCATCGGGGTGTAAGTCAGGTCATGCCAGTATTGCAACAAGTCATCAGCATTGATATTAGTTCTCTTCTCACGCTCCTTCAACTTGTCCTTAATAAATTCTTGAACCTTAACATTACTTAGTAATCGGCAAGAGCTTTCACTAGCCCCATTCTCGCTGTAACCTGCTCTAATATAAGCCTGTGTTGCATTTAGATCAACCAAATACTCACGGCAGAAAACTTTTTGTTTTTCAGTCAACTTATTTATCTGAACAGCTTCATTCATTGTGCGTTCTTTCCCCATGATTAGAATGAGTCAAACATTTTATTAGCCCGTTTTTTAATCGTGCCTGTAGACCTAGCTTTAGATGGTTTTGGTTTTACTTTAGGCTTGGTTGGTTGAGCTAGTTTTTGATTAATCCTTTTCTGTATTCTTGCTTGTGGACTTTTTGCTTTTGCTTTTGCATATGCTGAATTAAGTTTATTTGCTTTTGTTACCATTTATTTCTCCTTTTTTTTCCAACTTTCAATTCCTTTCTCAACCGACCTTCCTGCTATATAGCCACCTATCCCCAGCTTGAGAAGATCCCACATGTCAGGTGGTATAGGTAGCTGAACTGCCGTGCCACCAAATAATTGTATGTATGGATAGACTAAGTAATTATTAGCTATGATTAATACAAACACCAACATGGTTATCGGCCTCCAGTTTCTTGCCAATGAACTCTGGCTTTTTGCTTCTGCTGTGATGATGTCACGTTGGTAGGAAACGAACTGGACCTCATGCTCCAGCATTTTCTCTTTGATAGCAGATTCAAGTTTTGTTTTTAGGTCTTTATCTTGTATGAACTTTGAGGCTAATCCTGTTACTGATGAGATCATCCCCGGAAAATCAAACATATGTTTACCTCAGAATATATTCCAGATTACATTCCATTTTATTATGCATTAACTTTCAGGGAATTTCAAACAGATTATATTATGCTAGGAAGTTGGGGTGGGATTGTGTTATGATTTGACATCAATCGAGTTACTCTCAGTTCTCGGTTGTGCCTCCTAAGCACGGATGGGGGGAGGGCTTCGGCTCCCTCTCCCCGTTTTTTTAATACTCCTCTTCTTTTAAAATTCTCTCAGCTTCTCGAAACGCTACCCCTGAAACAAAGCTATTAAAAGTTATATCTCCATAAGCTGATCCTGCATTGATCGCACTTACCACTTTGTGAATCATGTCTCGTTGCTTGTCACTCTTGAACCTGATCTGAACTCTTGGACCTCCACTTGACTTTGTCCTGTCAGCCAATTTTAGGGGAGGCCGTCCCAATAGGTAACTATATGTATTTTCCATAACTCTCCGTGTATTTAATTGTTGCGATTAATAAATGCCCACCGATATATGCAACAGACATAAGAAGTATTCCCCATGCAATTTTTTCAAAATAGTTATTCATCTCATCTCTCCCCATTGAAAATTTTTAGCTTTTTTAGAATGCGATTTGATTGCACAAATATTAATATTACATAATGATTTGCCACCCACCCATTTATACCCACCAATTCCTCTTGAATGCCAATATTGGAACACATGGTCTTGATTGTAGTTTGCCATCTCATCTCTCCCAGTTAGGGGCCGAAGCCCCCTGTTAGTTAATAGTTTTTATCTACAATTTTATTTCTAAACTTAATCTTTATTTCACAGTTGCATAGTTTCATTAATGCTTGAGCCATATTTAGCGTTCTAAGTACTGCCCAATATTTTCCATTCTTGCTATAAACTTTGTACTGTAGTGGCGATGCCATTTTGTTTCTCCCAGTTGAGGGGGCGAACCCCCTGTTAGTTAAATGTTGTTTATACTTCATAGTTATCAAAACATTCTCTTCTTGAGCCGTTACAAATAATGCTATCTCCATTTTCCCATACTGGTAAACATTCACTATCAATGTATGCTTCCATTTCTTCTTCAGTATTAAATTGTTGTTCATCTATAATACAATTGCCATTTGCTACATGTTGTAATGTATATTTCATTTCATCTCTCCCCGTTAAGTTTGAATTTTGTTTCGTTAAGTTCATACACAGATCTTATCATATCTGGTTACATTGTCAACTATAATCAATAAATAAATAAGGGCTACAGTACGAATAACCGTAAGCCCCTACTTATCAACTACTTATAATTAACTAATATTTGAATTACCTACCGTTGCTTGGATGTCTTCCTCTTTCATCATTAGATATTGTTCACCTTCAATCTTAATTGGTGCGCCCACATGCTTACCAAAAAACACCCGATCTCCAACCTCAATCCCGACAACATTTTCTGCTCTCCTCACAACCTTTCCTGTACCAGTATGACTATAGATGTGTCTATCATCTTCCGAAACATCCCCTTGTTTTGCCATATACAAACCCCCCTTTGTTGTTTCTGGAAGTTCATCAGCTTTGACCAATATTCTTTTTTTTATCATCCCCATTTTTACCATTTTTGACTCCTCACCAAAAAGTTATTAAATCCTTACCGTCCCTGACGATATGGCCCTGCATTGTAATTCTATAATCTCCTTCAACAAACTCTCGATATGGGGCAATCCTATGAGGGGTTAATCCATCGTGAAGCAAAAGCTCCCCCACCTTGTATTCTATGTATTCGTTTGAATCTCCTCCTATCTTCGCATCCATACCACCCCCACCTGTCGGTAACTCAATCGCAATGGTGAAAGCGTAAGCGTCTTTTTCTCCAACTCCTAAAGTTTCATGTGGGGAATCAAGATGCCAATTACCAGCAACGGATAAAAGTTTTTTATCAGCAGGGAATATATGGATACCGGGCAAAGCTAATTTAGGATTAAAAATAATCCACTCTCCAAAAAAAGCTGACAACTCTCCCGTCACCTCTTTATACAATTCGTAAAAAGATCGGAACAACAATACGTTGAGATATTCTGCCCCTTGGTAATAAGTTTTAGAATTGCCATCCAGATAAGCAGCCTTCCCAAGCGTGTAAAAAGGGAACTCATTGCTCCGACTTTCCCACTGCCCTATTTTCCTCAAGCCTTTTACGTTTTTAGCCACACGCTCGCAATCAATATTTAAAGCAATCCGCTGCATCCCTTGTTTAGAATTCATTGATATTTTCGCTTAGATAACTTGTGATTCTATATTTAGGGTCTTTGCAATGCAAAGCCTCTATGTAACCCAACCCTGTAATATCTTCAATAACTTTACGCGCAACATATTCGCTGCTGTACGCTCTGATCGGGACAAGTGGCAACCACTTTAAGGACGTTTTCATCTCAATAACATTTAT